GTCTGGAAATCTCGACCAATTCGCAGACTCGGGGGGCGGTGGTGGTGCCAGCGCTGCCGGCTCTGGAACGGGCGGCGGTGACGGCGGCGAAAACGGCACCGATGGGGTTGCGAACACTGGCGGCGGTGGCGGAGCCGGTCGCCGGAGCTTTAACGGCAACGCGGCCGGCTCCGGCGGCTCCGGCATCGTCATTATCCGCTACCCTACGGCTGGGGGCCCGTCGCCTGTCACGCTCGTGGTCGGCGATGCCCAGCACGGGCACACTGCTGACGATGTTGCGCTTATCCAGGCGTCGACCCTCGCTGTAGGCGATGCCCAGCACGGGCACACTGCTGACGATGTTGCGCTTATCCAGGCGTCGACCCTCGCTGTAGGCGATGTCCAGCACGGACATACCGCCGATAACCTTTCTCTCGTTCAGGCCGTGACGCTGACGGTCGAAGAGTCAGTTCACGGCCAAGTTGCAGATGAGGTTGCGCTGGTTCAGGCGTCCACGCTGGCGGTCGGCGACTCGACGCACGCGCATACGGCTGACGTTGTTGACGTGACGCAAGCGATTGCGCTGGCTGTTGGTGCGGCAGAGCACGGACATACAGCGGACGGCGTGGCGCTTTCGCAATCAATCAGTCTCTCTCCCGGAGACTCCGAGCACGGACATACGGCGGACGAGCCGACGTTGACTGAGGCGGCGGTCGTGTCGCCGGGCGATGCGCAGCACGGTCACGTCGCTGAAGGGGTGTCGCTTGTAGAGGCTGCCGCGCTCGCGGCGCAGGACGCTCAGCACGGCCACACTGCCGACAACACGGACCTAAGCACCGCTGATATTCTTGAGCCTGGTGACGCAGTACACGGGCACACGGCAGACGGACTCAATCTCGGGCAAGCGGCCGTGCTGACGGTTGAGAGCGCGCTACACGCTCACACGGCAGACGAGCTTGCGCTGACTCAGGCGAGCGTGATCGTCGTAAACAGCGCGGTACACGACCACACTGCCGACAACGTGACAATTTCGCAGTCGATCCTCCTCGCAGTCGGGTCGGCGCAGCACGCGCACACGGCGGACGGCGTAGAGCTTACGCAAGCGGCGCTGCTCGCTGTACAGGACGCGCTGCACGAGCACTTCGCGGACGAGCCGGGCCTTTTGTTTGACGCCGTGCTAGTCGTCTCCGATGCTTTACATGCGCACCTCGCAGACAATATCGTGTTACCGGGCACGGTCTTTGCGGCCGGCCGGCTTATGGTTGTCCGAGGAGTCGATCGCTTGATGATCGTGTCCCCGACGGACAGATTGCTAGTTGTCAGACACTGAGGGCAGACCGATGAGGTTCACGCCGAAAGAGGATATTAAGCACGGCCAGCTCGTGCTCGAAGAGGGCACCACCTACACCGCCGAGAAGCAGGGCATCGAGGAAGACGAGATTCGCGCCTACCACGCGCTCGGCGTCGTTGACATTGAGGGAGAGGAGACTCCTGCTCGCGTCACGACGGGCGGCGCAACCGTTCAGCCGAAGAAGAGCGTCATCGGCTCTTCGTCCACGGAGGCATGATCCATGGGACGCCTTGCAGACAACAGCGTGCTCGATGCGCTGCTCGACGAAGTCGCCACGGCGACCGAAATGTACGTTTGCACTGCCGAGCCGACCGACCGCGCTAACGCGGACTCGATCAGTCTCATTGCTGCGCACACCCTGACCGGCGCTGACTTTACGAACGCGGATGGCGACGTGAGCGGTCGGAAGGTGACTGTGGCGCAGCAGGCAACGCTAACCCTGGATGCGACAGGCACGGCGAACCATATCGCCCTGTGTGACGCCACGACCCTGCTCTATGTCACGACCTGCACCGCGCAGGCGTTGACTTCAGGCGGCACGGTGACGGTCCCGGCATGGGACATCGAGGTCGCTGACCCGGCTGCTCCGTGACGATTGAGCACACAGGCACGGGTGTCCCGACTGACCCGATCCTGTTTGACCCGCAGAATACTGAGTGGGTCGAGCAGGCATGGGACGATGACGTCGACACCCACGGCGCTATTCAGACGAGCGCATGGGTCGTGCCGTCCGAGTGGACCGTCGAGACAAGCGAGGGTCCTGTCCCTGTTTCGGCCGGCGGCGTGACGTACACGAACGGCACACGGGCCCGTCTCACGACGACGGCGACGCGGGGCCTTCACATCATCACGAACCGCGTCACGTTCAACGACGGAACTCAGCTGGACAGGAGCCGGCTGCTGCGCGTAGCGACAGCGTGACGGCCCAGGTTGCGGACGAGGCGCAGGTACAGCTACCGCCCAAGCTGCTGCCGGTCTTCGCCCCGGCCCGCGGATCAGTCCGCTACCGGGGCGCTTACGGCGGGCGAGGTTCGGGCAAGTCTCAGAGCTTCGCTAAGATGGCCGCTGTGTTCGGCTACGTCGAGCCCCTGCGCATTCTCTGCACGCGCGAGTTCCAAGTCTCGATCAAAGAGTCAATGCACGCCGAGTTGCGTGCGGCCATCGAGTCTGAGCCTTGGCTGGCCGCGCACTACCAGGTCGGCGAGTCCTTCATCCGAGGCAACAACGGAACCGAGTTTTTGTTCCGTGGTCTACGGCACAACATCTCTTCTATCAAGTCCCTCGCGAAGATTGACATCTGTATCGTAGAGGAGGCCGAGGATGTGCCCGAGCATTCATGGGTCGACCTGATCCCGACTGTCCGATCCGACCGCTCCGAAATCTGGGTGATCTGGAACCCGCGATCGGAGACGTCGCCGGCGCACGTTCGATTCCGCGAGAACTTCGACCGGGACGCCATGCGCATCGCGCAGATCAACTATCGCGACAACCCATGGTTCCCGAGGGTGCTCGACGAAGAGCGCGAGCGCGATCGGCGCAACATGGACCCTGGCATGTATGCGCACATATGGGAGGGCGACTTCCTCACCAATTCGGACGCCCAGGTGCTCGCCAACAAATGGGAAGTGCGCGAGTTTGACGACCCGACGTCATCGGACGACGGCCCGTACTATGGCGCGGATTGGGGCTTCGCCACAGACCCGACCACACTGAATGCTGTATTTATCCGAGACGGAAAGCTGCATGTATGGCACGAGGCCCACGCGGTAGGCTGCGAGATCACCGACACGCCCGCGCTGTTCGATCAGGTGCCAGGGTCGAGAGATCACGCGATCAGGGCGGACAGTGCCCGCCCCGAGACGATCAGTCACGTCGCGAAGTGCGGATTCAAGATCGTAGCCGCGCCGAAGTGGACAGGGACCGTCTTCGACGGTATCGCATGGCTGCGAAGCTTCGAATCCATCGTGATTCATCCTCGGTGCCGGAAGACGATTGAAGAGGCGCGCTTGTGGAGCTACAAGCGAGACAGGCTGTCTGGCGATGTTTTGCCGACCTTGCTCGACGGGCACGAGCATCACTGGGACGCGATCCGTTACGCTTGCGCCCCGATGATTCAGGCGAGCCGGAGGAAGGGCCGCCCGAGCATCCGGCAGCTGTGACTGCTGACCCGCTCGCAGTGCAGCTGATCGAGGAGACCTGGCGGACTGCAGACCTGCAGCCGGGATATCTGGGCCAGACTGCGAAGTGGAGCTTCCGGCCAGTCGCCAAGCGCCGCCCAGGCGATGACTTCCTGTCATGGGTCGACCTGTTCGTCAGCATTCGTACGCACGGCATCATTGACCCGCTGATCACCTATCGCGACCGGGTGCTATGGGGAATGCGCAGGCACGAGATCGCCGGCATACTTGACATCCCGAGCGTTCGCGTTCTACGCATGGCCGACGACCCTGGCCGTTGGACGATAGGCGACGTTCGTGCCTTTAAGTGGAGGCTAGGTCTATGAGCTGGCGCGACTGGTTTCGCGGCGCACCGCAGAAGAAAGAGTCAAAGGCCGGTCCGCTTGTGTCCGTCTTTCAGGTCGGCCGAGCGGCTCCGACGCCGCGCGATTATGAGACGATCAGTCGAGAGGCGTACTCGCGAAATATCATCGCTTATCGCTGCATTGCCCTTGTAGCAGAGTCTGCGGCCTCGATCCCGTGGAAGCTGTACCGGGGAGACACGCCTGTTGAGACCCACCCGATCCTGAATCTGTTCGAGAAACCGAACCCGATTCAGACCGGGACGGCGTTTAAGACCTGGCTCTACTCCTACGATCTCTTGGCCGGCAATGCCTACGTAGAGCGCGCCCAGGCGGGCAGTACGGTCGAGCTATACACGCACCGGCCAGACCGTATGCGCGTCGTCCCTGGCGCGCGCGGAGTGCCGGAAGCGTATGAGTACACGGTAGGCGGCAAGAAGGCGAGATGGGATGTCGATCCATTTTCCGGCGCGTCCGAAATCCTGCACGAGAAGCACTTCAATCCGCTCGACGACTGGTACGGGCAGAGCCCGCTTGAAGCTGCGGCATGGGATGTCGACATGCACAACGAGGGGCGGCGCTGGAATCTCTCGCTGTTGCGCAACGGCGCCCGCCCATCTGGCGCCCTGGTCTATCGTCCGGGCGAGGGCGAGAACGTCCTTCCCGAGGAAGAATACAACCGACTCCGCGCGCAGCTAGATGACATGGGGGCATCGAAGGCCGGAAAGCCTATGCTTCTTGATGGCGGCCTAGACTGGGTCTCTATGATGCTTTCTCAGTCCGACATGGATTGGCTGGGCGGTCTCGACAAGGCGGCGAGCTACATCGCCCAGGCGTACAACGTGCCGGAGCAGCTAGTCGGCGTGCCGGGACAGCAGACATACAACAACTATCGCGAAGCGCGTCAGGCCCTGTACGAAGACGCAGTGCTCCCCCTCTGCTACCGCTACGCCCATGCGTTTACCGAGTGGCTGATCGTTCCCGAGCTGGGCGACAGCTACTATCTCGGCGTCGACGAGGAGAGCATCTCCGCGCTTGCGGGCCGCAAGTTACAGCAGATCGAGCGCCTGAAGGCGGCCGACTTCATGACCATCAACGAGAAGCGCGAAGTGGTCGGCCTGCCTGAGATCGAGGGCGGCGACACGCTGTTTGTCGGCGCGACGCAGCTGCCGCTTAGTTTCGCTGCAGACCCGCCCGAGATCGGTAATCTTGATGTCGCCGGGGAAGACCCCGAGCAGTGAGTTACTTGACCGGCAACCGGCCCGAGCGCGAGCTGGCGATACAGCTGCGCATGACCAGTGCCTATGAGCGGTCGATGAGCGCAACTGTCGAGCGCGAGATCAGGCGGGCCCTGAACGCAGCAGCCGACGCTCTCGCGGCCGGTGGTGCGCCAGGGGCGGCGCTGTCCGAACACAGGTCGCGGATGGGCTCGATCTTTCGCGGCGCTTACTCCGAAGTGATGCCGGTATTCGGTGATCGCATCCTGAACGCGGCGGGCAAGCGCGCAGGCGTGCGCGTCCTTCGGCGCAAGAACGCGCGAGGGGAGTTCGAGGAGCGCGTACAGCAGTACCTGGCCACGGCGGGCGCGCGTGCGGTGGTCGCATCAAGAACGACGCAAGATCAGATCAGGGCGGCGATCGTCGCGGCAGAAGCTGCGGGCCTGTCTCAGGAAGAGCTAGCCTCGCAAATCCGGAGTGGCGTTCCTGATTTGCAAGGCACTGGGGTTGTCGACCCGCGCTCTCGGTCCCTGATTATCGCCAGGACTGAAGTGCACACCGCCTCTGCTGCTGCGAACGAGGAGGCAGCCAAAGCCAGCGGGGTGGTCGAGTCTAAGGAATGGGTGAGCGCGGAGGACGACCGTACGCGACCCGATCACTCCGACGCAGACGGACAGACAGTCGGCCTCGAAGAAAGCTTCTCGGTGGGCCCTGTGTCGTTACAGTTCCCAGGAGCCCCAGGCGGCCCGCCTGATCAAGTGATCAACTGTCGGTGCGTCGTCGCATATGTCACGCCAGATTGACTGTTTGCATCCTTCAAGGTATGGCCCGCATAATTCGCGAATGATGACATGGAGGCATGAGTGATGCCTGAGCCGGTAGCGTTGCGACTGAAGGAGATGTCGCTACCTTTCGAGATCAAGGCGGTCGACGAGGCCGGCATGATCGAAGGCTATGCGTCGGTTTTCGGCATCGTCGATTCCGATGGCGACGTGATCCATCAAGGCGCGTTCGCCGAGACGCTACGACAGCGCACCAGCCCGCTCGCCATGCTCTGGCAGCACGACTCTCGCTCGCCAATTGGTGTTTGGAGCGATTGGGAGGAAGACCAGATCGGCCTCCGGCTGCGTGGGAATCTCCTCGTTGATGAGGTGCAGCAGGCGCGGGAGGCGCGGGCACTGGCGAAGGCTGGAGCGCTGGGCGGCCTGTCTGTCGGTTTCATGATTCAGGAGTACCGGATCAGCGACGAGGACGGTCGGCGCGGTCTGGACATCTTCAAAGCGGACCTTTGGGAGACGTCGCTCGTGACGTTCCCGGCGAACCAGGCCGCACAAATCAGTTCGGTCAAAGCGGCGCTCGCAGCAGGCCGTCTGCCGACGAAGCGAGAAGTTGAGGCTTTACTCACGCGGGACGCTGGGTTTAGCCGCAGTCAGGCGCGCGCCATCCTGAAGGATGGGTTCGGCGCGCTGGAAGGTGCCACGCAGGACGCTGGCGAGGATCACGAGGAACTCATCTGCGCCATCAAGGCGGCAACCGACGCAATCCGAGGAGTCTAGCGATGGGCACCAGCAATGAAGACCTGATGAAGGTCATCCACGATTTCAAAGAGGCCAACACCCAGCGCCTCGAAGAGGTCGAGAAGAGCGCGACCGCAACGGCTGACGGCATCGTCACCGAGCGCGTCGAGAAGCTGAATGCTCGCATTGACGAGCTGGCAGACGGCATCAACGAGGCAGCCAAGCGCGCCGAGAAGGCCGAGCTTACCGCTCGCCGCACGGCGGTCGGTGGCGTCTCCGCATCCGGCGAGATCAGCGAGAAGCACTTGCGCGAGTTCTCCGTCCTGAACAAGGGCGGCGAGGTCTCCGAGCAGGACTATCGCGAGCGGTCTGCCGCGATGAACGCCTACCTGCGCAAGGGCCGCGAGGACGGCTTGCAGGCTAAGGGCATGAGCGTCGACAGCGACCCCGAGGGTGGTTACTACGTCATGCCCGACACGAGCGGCCGCACGGTGCAGTTCGTGTTCGAAACGTCCCCGATGCGCCAGGTCGCCGCAGTGCAGACCATCACGACTGACGCGCTTGAGGGCTTCTATGACCTGAACGAGGCAGGCTCTGGCTGGGTTGGTGAGCGCGCATCTCGCCCCGAGACGAGCACGCCCGACATTGGAAAGTACCGCATCCCGGTGCACGAGCTGTATGCCGAGCCCCGTGCGACGCAGAAGCTGCTTGATGATTCCTCGGTAGATATCGAGGCATGGCTTTCCGGCAAGGTTGCAGACAAGTTCGCCCGTGCCGAGAACGCCGCGTTCATCTCTGGCGACGGAATCGAGAAGCCTCGCGGCGTGATCGACTACGCAGCTGGCACGCCGACTTCCTCGGCCTTCGAGGTGATCCAGCGCATCCCGTCTGGCGCATCGGGCGCGTTCCCGGCTGCTCCGAACGCGGGCGATCCGCTGATCGACACGGTCTTTGCCCTCAAAGCGGCCTACCGAAACGGTGCAGTATGGATGATGAACCGGTCGGTCCTGGCCGACGTCCGCAAACTGACTGACAGCGACGGCCAGTACCTCTGGTCGATGTCGCTGCAGGACAGCGGGCTCGGGATGAACCTTCTCGGCTTCCCGGTCGTCGAGGCGGAAGACCTGCCGGATCGTGGCGCAAGCGCGAACTCGATCCTCTTCGGCAACTTCGCCCAGGGGTATCAGATCGTCGACCGTCTCGGCATCCGCGTTCTTCGCGATCCCTTCACCGCTAAGCCCTTCGTAAAGTTCTACAGCACGAAGCGCACCGGCGGCGCAGTGATCAACTTCGAGGCCATCAAGATCATGCAGTTCGGCGCGTAAGCGCCGGCCTGCACCTAGAGGAGAAACAAGATGGGCGCATCGCGCGATCTTTCCAGCAACGTCCTGGCCGTCCAGAGCATTGCTCCGGCGGCGCAGGTGAGCGCAGACGTGACCGGAACCGGGGTCGACACTAAAGGCTATGGGTCGGTTACTGTCTGCGTGAACATGGGAACCGTCACGGGAACGTGGACGCCGCAGGTCGAGGAGTCGGACGACGACTCGACGTATACGGCGGTCGCTGCTGCAGACTTGATCGGGGCATTCGCCGCCGTCACGACTGCCAACGACAACGCAACGCAGCAGGTCGGCTATCGTGGGTCTGCGCGCTATGTGCGCGTCTTCCTCGACGAAACGGCGACCGGGACCGCGTTTGCTTCGGCGGACGTGGTGCTCGGCCACCCGAGCTTCGCGCCGGCCGCCTGATTGACGGAGGACTAGAGGGGCGGCTCTTCGGGGCCGCCCCTTCTCCCATATGATCAAGGTCACGCGACCGTTCAAGTACGTCAGCGCAACCGGACACCTTCACTACGTTGGCGAGGGGGATCACGAGTGGCTCCCTGAGCGCGCCATGAAAGAAGGCCGCGCTCAGAAGGTTATCCGAGAAAACACCGCTTCGAAGAGAGCGACGACCCGGCGAACCAAGGGGTAAGCGATGGACAAGTGGCGAGGACTGAGCCGGACGGCGATTGAACCCGAGCCGCTCGCCATCGAGCTGTCCGATCTTCGTCTGCGCCTGGGCATCGAGTCTTCTGACACGACTGACGACACCCTGTTGTCCGGCCTCACCCTGGCCGCCCAGTCATACCTCCGTAACCTGCTCGGAATCGAGTTTTCCGATTCGACCTGGACAGTCAGCTATGACTGTCTCCCGATGCGTTCTGATCGGTGGTGGGACGGTATACGCGAGGGCGCAGTTAGCGACCTGTACGGCGAGCAGCGATACCTAGAGTGCCCGGTCTCGCCCCTGCAGTCGGTCACTTCGATCACCTTTTACGATACGGCGAATAACCCGAACGTGGTCGACTCGTCGATCTACTATGTCGACACGCTGAGCAATCCGGGGCGGGCTGTCCTGAACTTCGGGCAGACCTGGCCGAGCAATGTTCTCCGCCCGGCTGCGGGCATCGAGATCGTCTTTGTCGCTGGGTACGGCACAAGTGACCCGCTGGCAATTCCGGCCGATCTGCGCGAGGCGTTGCTCGCGATGGTGGCCTACCTGTTCGAGCATCGTGGTGCGTGCGACGCCGCCACGGCTTACACGAGGTCGGCCGCGAAAATGTTCACATCGGCCTATCACCGCCGCCGGCCGACACTGTGAAGTGCTGCGACATCACACCGGGGATGCTGCGGACTACGGTCGTGCTGCAGCAGCAGACGCAAACGCAGGATGCGGGAGGCGGCTTCTCGGCCGTGTGGTCGACATACGCCACTGTCAAGGCGCATGTAAGGCGGCGCGGCGGCATTGAGTCGCTGGTGCAGGAGCGACTGTCCGAGCGCCCAAACCTTCGATGCGTGATGCGCTTCCGGTCGGACGTGGAGCCGCAACATCGCGCCTTGATCGACGGCAAGGCGTACAACGTGCGCGCTGTTGATGATGTTGAGTTTCGACGGCGCTGGCTCGACCTAACCCTAGAAGGGGGAGTGCCCAGCTAGTGGCCGGAGTCGAGGTCAAGATCGAGGGCATAGCCCCGATGCTCTCCAAGCTGCGCGAGTACGGCCGCGACGGCGCGCGTGCGCTCGACCAGGGTCTCGCAGCGACCGCAGCTGACGCGCGCGCTGAGGCCGTGAAGAGCATACAGCGGGGGCCGAAGACCGGGCGCACTTACCCGAGGGTTAGGGGGCGCCGCGGATCGCCGCACACCGCTTCCGCGCCTGGGCAGGCGCCGGCCACCGACACCGGCCGGCTCGCGTCGAGCATTCGTGCTGCGCGCTCCCTCGCTGGCGATCACCTTGTTGGCACTGCCCTGGAGTACGGCCGCGCGCTTGAGTTCGGCACGTCGCGGATGCAGCCGCGCCCATGGCTCCTCCCGGCCGTGCAGAAGGCTGCGCCGCGCTTGGCCAAGCGCATCGAACAGGCCCTGGTGAGGTTGCGTCGTGGCGGCTGATTGGGAGATTCAGACTGCGCTATTCGCGCGCTTGACCGGCTTCTCGGGGCTGACTGCCCTGCTCGCGAACGGCGCGTCTTCGGTCTTCGACTTCGTACCACAGCAGCTGGCTGACACCGACTCCGAGTTCCCTTATCTGGTTATTGGGGAGTTCGAGGCGACGGAGTTCGATGCGGACGATCGGCTCGGGTTCGACACGACTGTCACTCTGCACACGTTCTCGCGCTATGAGGGCAAGCGGGAGTGCGCCGACATCATGGCGCGGGTTCACGACGCCCTACACAGGCACGCTTTGCCTGTTGCCGGGCTTAATCTCGTCGATTGCCAGTGGGATGGGTTGTCGACGATCATACTTGACCCGGACGGACAAACGCGGCACGGGGTGCAGCGGTTCCGAATCCTCGTCACTACAGGAGCATGACAAATGGCTGAGAGTATCGGTCGCGCAATGACACTTGCCATCGGGCCCGATGGCTCGGAAGTCACCATCACCGGAGTGAAGGCGAAGAGTTTTACGATCAACAATGATCCCGTCGACATCACGAACGACGATGACGACGGATGGCGCGATCTGCTCTCGACTCCAGGGCAGAAGAGCATCGACTTTTCGTGCGAGGGGGTCGTTGTCGACGATACCGTGCGGGCGCTTGCGGCCGCTGCTGCTGACGTCTCGACGAACGCGGTTCTAACGTTCCCGCTGCTCACCGGCGAGACAACGGCCGCGAATATCGAGTGTCAGGCAGTCATCACCAGCTACGGGGAAACCGGGGCGTCCAACGACGCGATCACGTTCTCTCTGGAGTTGCAGAGTAAGGGTGCGGTGACGTACACGGCCGCAACCTAATGAAAGAGACGAACCGGCTCCGGCTGCGAATCTCTTACCAGGGCACCGAGTACGAGTGCTGCCCAGACATGCGCTCGCTCATGATGATCGAAGAACGCGTGCTGTTGCATAAGCTCGCGTCATCAATCATCCGCGGCGTGGAAGAGATTCCGACGACGCACCTCATCTGGTGCATTTACTGCCTGCTATTTTGTGCGGGTGCTCGATGCACGGCAGATGATGTGCGGCAGTCGGTGATCTCTGGCGACCTCTCTCAGGAAACGATGTATGAGGTTGCCCGCTGGATCATCTCCGAGGTCTACGGCGTATCTCCGCGGGACGAGGACGAGGAGGAGGCCGACCCAAAGACTTGACGCCGATCCTGGCTCGAATGGCGAGCGGTCAACCGTTCATGGCCGAAGTCGAGTTCGACGAGATGTACCGGGTCGCGGTCGGCGTTTGGGGCATAGGCCCGAGTGAGTTCTGGACGATGACGCCGCGCGAGTTCTGGTGGATGTTCGATGTCCGGAAACCGCCGCCGAAGAAGGTCGGGCGGTCCTCGTTCACCGAGGCAGAAGTAGAACGGCTCGCAGCAATGCAGCGCGAGCTGAAAGAGGAGCGCCGCAGTCGTGACGGAAGTTCAAGCGATACACGCCCGGTTCACGGGTGACACTTCCAGCCTCGACGCCGCAGTTCGGAACGCGACGACGCGCATGGATCGGTTCAACGACCGAATGCGCAAGGCCGCGAAGCGAGCTGCTGATCTGGGCGCAGCGGCTGGCGTAGCGACGGGGGCTATCACCGCAGCTGGGTCGGCGATCCTCCGCACTGCCGACGAGATCGGCAAGGCCGCCCAGGCCGCTGGTGTCACGACAGACCAGCTGCAGGAGCTGCGCTTTGCGTTCGGCCAGGTAGCTGGTACGTCTGCCCGTCAAGTCGACCAGGCGCTGCAGCGGTTCTCCGTCGCGATCGGTGAGGCTCGCCAAGGGACGGGCGAGTACCTCGACACGATCAAACAGCTGAACGTCAACCTCTCGCAGGACACGCCTGCGGCTCTGGAAGAGACGCTTACCGCTCTGTCGCAGATCGAGGACGACGCAGATCGCGCCGCAGCGGCCTCTGCGCTGTTCGGCACACGCGCGGGTCCTCGGCTGGCTGGTGCGTTGAAGGGCGGGACCGAGGCGGTGCAGGCCCTGCGTGACGCGATCCAGCGCGATGGCGGCGTGATCAGTGCCGAGAACATCGATAACGCCGAGGCGTTCAACGACCAGATGGACCGGCTCTCCAAGGTCGTGACGGCCGATCTCGCGAACACGATGCTAGAGAACGCCGACGCGATGGAATCGCTCGCAGAGGGCATGGCAGGCGTCGCGAGCGCGGCGGTCAGCGGGATCGCCGGACTTGCTCGGTTCGGTTCTAGCATCGGGGCGTTCCTGGGCGAGAGAGCGGGAAAGTCGTACCGCGAAGAGCTGCAGGAGCAACTCGGCACCGGTTCCCAGCCGCAGCGGATGCGATCCTTTTTCCGTGATCGAGTCGCGTCTGGGCCGGCTGCTCCGGCGGCAGAGTCCGGCAGCGGGGCCTCCGCCGAAGACTTCTTCTCGGTCCCCCAGGGCATGGGCGGACAGCTGGGCATCGCGGCCTCCGCCGAAGACTTCTTCGCGGTCCCCCAGGGCATGGGCGGACAGCTGGGCATCGCGGCCTCCGCCGAAGACTTCTTCGCGGTCCCCCAGGGCATGGGCGGACAGCTGGGCATCCGAGGAAGAAGCGCGCGCGACGACGGAGCAGATCGAACAGGAGCACATGGACAAGCTTGCTCAGATTCGCGAGCGCGGCATGGATCATATCGACCGCATCACGCAGCAGAGCTTTGCGCGGCAAGCTGGCTTCGTCGCCGGACAGTTGGAGCAGATGACGCGTTCGACCGCGAACGAGAATCGCGCGATGTTCGAGCTGAACAAAGCCGCGGCTTTAGCGTCTGCGGCGCTTGACGCGCGCGAAGCTGTCACTGGTTCCTACAAGGTCGGCGCGCGGATCGGCGGGCCGACGCTTGGCGCGGCCTTCGCTGCCGCCGCAGCCGCGGCCCAAGCGTCTAACATCGCCGCGATCGCCAGCACTTCCTTCGGTAGTGGCGTGGCCCCCGGAGTGGGCGCTACAGCTGCGCAGCCAGTGGTCGACGTAGGCTCGGGAGGCAATGCGAGCGAGCCGGGTGGCGGCGCACCGGCCGGCCCTGCCGCTAATCAGACGCTCACGGTCTCCGGCATTACCGCCGACGCGCTTTTCGATGGCGATTCGATTCGTGGCCTTGTGCAGCAGATCGTCGAGTTCCAGCGCGACGGCGGTAACGTGATCATCGGAGATCGTTGATGGGACAACTTGTCGACCTTCGTTCGTCTCCGGACGCCGCGCCTGTCATCGCACAAGCGAATGCCGCCTTTACTGGCGCGTTCACTGCGACGGCGGCAGTGACTGACTTCGGCCCGAATGCCGCACGGAGTTACGCGACGTTCGAAGGCTGGCGGCCGAATGCCGCTGACGCATCGCTAACGGTGAGTTTCACCTCGGCACAATCGGTCGACTATATCGGCGTCGTCTGCATCGGAGCGGTCAGCACGACGACCGTGCGCGCATCGACCTCGACAAACGGCGTGACGTTCGTCGATCGCGGCGCAGCCCAGGACGCTAGGCAGGGCGCGATCCTGTGGCTTCTGGACTCGCTGTCCTCGATCACCGAGGTTCGGATGCGCGTGCAGAACGGAAACGTTTCCGGCTTCCGGCTCGCGGTTTTGATGGCCGGGCAGCGCACGACCATGCAGCGGAACATCTACGTCGGCCATACGCCGATCACATACGGCCGCACGACCGAGGTCACTTCGAACCGAAGCGAGAGCGGCCAGTTTCTCGGCCGCATTGTGCGCCGACGCTCGCTCGGCACGAGTATCGCAATGTCAAACATCACGCCGACTTTCTACCGAAACACGCTGGACCCAGTGTTGCGCGCGATGGAAGAGCAGCCCGCGTTCTGGAGCTGGCGGCCTGAAGCGGCCTTCAATAACGAAGTCGCCTATGCTTGGGCATCGGGTGACGCGCAGGTTGTGAACCAGCGGCCAAACGGAATGATGCAAGTGTCGCTCGACCTCAGTTCCGGGCCCTTCGCATGAGCGAAGCAATCACCCTTGTCGAGATTGACATCGACTTTTGTTCGCTGACGTATGGCGTTGGCCCCTGCACGGCTGCGGCATCGGTTGCGATCCTCGACGAAGACGGATTCCCCTTGCTCGACGAGAGCGGCGACGAGATCGAGGCCGAGAGCACGTTGCAAGGGATACAGGACGAGAGCGGTCAGACGCTGCTCGACGAGTCGGGCGAAGACATCCTCGACGAGACCTCGGTGATCGTCGGCACGCGCTGTTACAACACATTTGCGACGTGCCAGGACCGGCCAAACTTCACAAACGAGCCGAAGACGCTACGCTACTCCGTCGCGAGCGCGAACACCGACAAAGGCGACATTGACTCTATCCCGTCGCTGGTGAGCGTGCGCCACAAGCCCGGGCGCATTCGCATCGGCCAGGATTTGGGCGAGCGCGCGAGCGTAACTTGCACGTTCGAGGACCATCGCCATAGCGATATCGGCGTAGACCCATACGTCACCGATCGCACCTATGATCCGCTCACGCAGGGGACGTATTGGGGGCGCTTCGTCGCCCGCAATCCGTTCATCATCGAGCGTCCGCTCCGCGTCTATCACGGCCGTGCTGGCGATACGTTCCCGGCTGACTTCGAGCGGCGCGACTACTTGATCGAGTCGATGTCCGGCCCAGGTCTACAGGGGTCCGTGCAGATCGTCGCGAAAGACCCTCTCCGCCTTGCAGACGGAGACCAGGCGCAGGCCCCTGCAGCCTCTACGGGCCTTCTCGACGCGGGTATCAGCGACAGCGCCACGAGCCTGACTCTAGCGCCTGCCGGCATTGGGGCCGAGGAATATAGCGGCGTCACCTATGTCGCGATCAATCGTGAGATATGCGAGGTCACGAACCGCACGGGCGACGTGCTGACGATCGTCCGGGGCCAGCTCGGCACCGAGGCCCAGGCGCACGACGCAGACGACACCGTGCAAGTTGTCCTCGAATACACGCCGCAGCAGCCGAGCGACATTCTGGCTGATCTTCTCCTGAACTATGCGAACGTCGATGCGTCCTGGGTCGACACCACTGAATGGAACGAAAGCGACACGCTGTTTGTCGGCCGGAACTTCACCGGATACGTCGCAGAGCCGACACCGGTCAAAGTGCTGATCTCCGAGATTCTGGAGCAGGCCGGCGCGAATATGTGGTGGTCCGAGACCGAGCAGCGCATCCGATACGAACCGCTCCGCGTCGTGGTGGGCCCGCCGACCGTTGGCGCGGACCAGATGATCAGCGACAGTTTCAAGTCGCGCTCGCTTCCGGAAAAGCGGCTGTCTCAGGTCTGGACGTACTATGGCCAGATCAACCCGCTGGAGCCGGACGAGCCGAGGAACTATCGCGCGGTCGCGGTCGAGGTTGACGGGGATGCGGAGAGCGCCAACGAATACGGCCGTCCCTCGATCCGAAAACTGTTCTCCCGTTGGGTCGCGGCCACTGGCCGAAGCGGCGCGCAGGAACTGAATGCGCGACTGCTCGCGCGCCGTCGCGATCCTCCGCGGCAGTTCGAGTTCTCACTCGCGCGCTATGCGTCCGACCCGCCAGAAATGGGCGACACGATTGCAGTGCAAGCGCAGCCGCTGCAGGACGCTCAGGGCCTGCCTAGCAGCGTCACTACTCAGGTGATCTCAGTCGGCGCGCGATTCGATGCGTTCGGCGTTGTGGCCGAAGAGTTCCGCTTCACGACGACAGACGGCGGCGCAGCAGGCGCGGGGCTCAACCCCAGCCGCCCCATCGACATTGTGAACGACACGCCCAACGTCAATCTGTGGATCGAATATCTGAGCCTGTATCCGAACCCGACCGATCTGAACCAGGAGATCGGCAGCGTCGACGCGGGCACTGACACGATCACGATCAACGGTCACGGATACCAGAACGACGCGCGGCTGATTTTCGTCGACGCCGCCGACCTTCCTGCGCCGTTCGTAGCTGGCACGACCTACTACGTCATCAATCAGACGGCCAACACATTCCAGCTCTCTGCGACCGAGGGCGGCGCAGCGATCAACATCACCGACGCGGGGACAGGCACGAACTTCGTGCGGCTAGAAGTCGATGTGCCGGTGACGATCGACCCGAACATACAGGTCTATTCGACCAGCTCGGCCAATCCTGCGCTCACCGTCGGAAACTTCGTCGATGGGGTAAACATCACGCTTCGCGTGCGCGAGGGCGCATACATCATCGGCAAGGGCGGCGAGGGCGGCGATGCGACCTTCTTCAACGGCCTGAGCGGAGAAGACGGTGGCACCGCGCTGTTCACCCGTTATGACATCGACGTAGAGAACGACGGCACAATAGCCGGCGGCGGCGGTGGCGGCGGCGCAGGTGGCTCCGGCTCCGAGGGTGCATTCGCCATCATAGGGTGGGCAGGTGCCGGCGGCGGCGGCGCGGGCCGAAACGCTGGCGGCGGCGGCGCGTCCGGCGGTTCTCCCGCGCAGCAGGCGGCAAACGGCACGCTAACGACCGGCGGCCCTGGCGGTGATGGCGAAGATGCGCCTGCTGACCCGCGCGGCGGCGACGGCGGCGACGGCGGCGATCTCGGCCAGGCAGGCGGGAACGGGAGCCTCGGCTCTGCCTCTGGAATTGATAGCGATATCGGCGTTGGAGGTTCTGGCGGCGCGGCGGGCACTGCGATCGACGGCGACTCGCAAGTTACACTCACGGGTTCCGGTACTGTGACCGGGCCACAGGTCAACTGAGGAGGCGTCCGCATGGCGCGCATATCGACCTATTCAGACGGCGGCGCGATCCTGCCGACCGACGATCTCATCTGCGTTCGATCGGGCGGCAACGTGCGCGTGCGCGTGCTGACGTACGATGCGACGTTCTACTTCCCTGGCGTGCCGGCGGACGACGAGCTACTGACCCGCATTGTCCTGCCGCGTGCGTGCTACATCCCCGATACGGCGACCGACTCTCAGGCGAGCGCGGGCACGGCGGCGACGGGCGCGCTCACGGTCAACATCAACAAGAACGGGTCGAGCGTCGGGACCATCGCGTGGTCGGCCTCTGGCACGACCGGGACGTTCACGGTCTCGGGCGATCAGACCTTCGCGGCCGGCGATGTGCTCGACGTGCAGAACGCAGCGACTGCGGACGGAACGTTGGCCGACATCTCGATCACGATCGCCCTTCTGCTCGGCGCCCCATAATGAGTCTGAAGGTCATCACGCCCGGCGGCAGTGGACTCGGCACTGCGCCAGCAGAAAACACTGCGGTCAGCGAGCTGAACGCGATCTCGGCGGAACACTATTGGGAACTGAGCGAAGTTTCGGGCACCACATTCGCTGACAGCGGAACATCGGGCAACTGGCCGCTAAACTATCCAACGTCGGGCGGCTTTCGCGATCCCTGTATGCGCGGCGTTGTCGGAAAGATTCGCGGCGAGCCGAAGGTCCGCGCCCTGGGCATTGATGCGCGCGCCCTTGTTGAAAGCAACGATGTCTTCAGCACTCGGCTGACCACGACGACAGGTGCTGTAGGCGCTTGGATGGGGTGGGCGAGCGGCCGCGACACAAACACCACGACGACGCAGGCCAATAAGCCTTTTATCGGGTGCCGATACCCGCTGAACAGCATCAATCAATTGCTGTGGCGGTTCGGTCTTCTGAACAATGGAAGCGTCTACTACCGCATGTGGACAGCAGGCGGATGGGTCGCGCAGTGGATATGGGACGACCCGACGACCGTCCAGAATATGCAGAAGGCGAACCCATCGGATACGGTCATCACCGGCGGGAAGATGCACCACTATGTTCTAGTTCAGCGCAACGACGGCAACGGCCCACAGCTTTACATCAATGGGTCGCTAATCACTGCGTCACCGACGACGAGCTTTAGCGGAACAGGCGCGAACGCGGACGCGTGGTGGACTGCAGCCGAGGCAGCGGCCAGCTTTAATCAAGTGTTCTTCCAGCTCGGTCAGAACTGCCGCATTCAACTCCCGTTCGTAAAAGGCGCCGACATCACCTCACAAGAAGTCAGCGACATCTACACGGCCGCCAGCCCGGCAGGGAATTGCGGGGATTTGCACGAGTGGATTCAGGCATGGGACCCTGACTTCTGGAAGCCTCCAAACAACATGCGCGCTGCCATGGACCCGGTAGAGCAGCCGCGTTCGGTGTGGTGGGAGAAAAACATTGGCAACGCCAGCACTACAGAGTTTGTTGATCTTCTCTGGAGTTATCTTAGCAACTGGCAGTCGGTCGGCGAGGCGATCAACACGACCGACTGGCCCGGCATTGACTACAACGTGCAAGGCGTTGAAACGGGTGGCGCGATCACGCCCTCGCGCGGTAGCTTCTGGTCGGGCAACACTCTGTCGAGCCAGCCATGGTCCGCGAAGTGGACTGCGGCCAACGGCTTTGACACCGGGACGCTGGGCATGGTTCTGCAGATTCCAACAAACGGGAACGAGCTGTTCCGCTGGGAGCACGACGCCGACAACTACTTCCGCATTCGCATGGTCGGAAGCTCGCCGCGCCAGTTTCAGATCACGCTACAGCTCGGCGCGGGCAATTTCTGGCAGGTGAACTGGGACTTTCCAGCCGCGACCGGTACAACCGGGTTCATGGTCATCACGCAGAACGGCGTGCCGAGCGCCGGCGTCGACGTTTACTGGAATGGCGTACTCCAGGACGGAGCAAACATCGCCGGAACCTCGGGCGGCAGCCTTGACGGGTCGGAGTGGTTTAGCGATCTGACGGCAGTCGGGGAATGGCGCATCAAGTTCCCGCCCGCGTCTTCCACCTTCGACGGCGACTGGTTCTCTGGCCAGCTCTATGATCTTTGGATCAAGGGCGGAACGCCGCTGACGGCGAGCCAGATATTCAACCTGTACTCGCTGGCTGTTGGCGACATCACTACGCTTGCGCCGCCTTGAGGGCCCATCAATGAACGAGTCGCCATTCGACCACTACGCGCCAGCGTATTTCAAAGCAGAGGAGTTCCGCGAGTGGGCCGATCATATGTCCGTCGTGCTGCTCGCAAAACTTGACGTTTTCCGTGCGCATTGGGGCGCTCCCGTGAATGTCTCTAAGCACCCGCTTGCTATCGGCCGCGAGGACAGAAGCAAGAGTCAGCACAACGTTCGGCTATGGGGAGAGGTGCGCGGCATTGACTTACAACCGCGCGGAATGGTTTATCGAGAAGACATGGCACGCGCGATAGAATGCGCGAGACTGTCAGGGTTCACGGGAATCGGTATCTACCCGCACTGGCAACCGACTGCGGGGATTCACGTCGATGTCAGGGTGGGACGCAAGCCGCTGCATCCAGCTATGTGGGGCGCCATTCGTCCTGATCCAGCGAAGGGGCAGGATTATACAACTGTGGGGCGCGCGCTTGTGGAGGCGCCTTCTAGGGATGCCTGAGGACATGTCCGATGACAGCTACCGCATCGGCCTTTTAGAAGGCATAGCGGCGGGACAGGAAAAGCGCCTGCAGTGGCTGGAGGATCAACGCGTTCGCCAGGACGAGCGTCACCATCGGGACCTGATCATGCTTCGTGAGGAGATTTCGAAGGTGGCCGCAAGTCAGGACAAGCGCACCGGCGCAGAAGATTCCAGGAAGTTCGCTTTCACTGCAGCGATTGCGATCAGCGGCGCCATACTTGCGCTGATTGCGCAATTCTTTGTCGGAGAATGAACATGGCTACTCAGAACATGGCTACTCAGAACAAGGCCACCGCTGTCGGTTTCGCTGGCGGCTTCGCAGTGCTCGTGCTCTGGCTGATCTCGTTCTACGCGCCGGAGCTAATGGAAGCGGCACCGGCTGGCGTCGAGGCCGCACTCACGACCGTGATCGCGTACATTGCGGCGCGGTTCCGCAAAGAGGATAAGGTGTAACCATGTACAGACTTACCCCTTACGGCCATCGCGGCCTGTTCGTGCTGGTCCTGCTGATCGGCGTCCTGGCGCTCTCCGGGTGCCAGACTAACCAGGTCGCTCCCACTCCGGGCCGGGCCATCGTGATGGCTGCTGTTGCGCTTGAGAGCGTCGCAGACCTTACGGTCACGCTGAATGAAAGCGGGGCCATCCCTGACAGCAAGCGCGCCGAGGTGCGCGTGAAGCTCGATCAGGCGTATGCGCTTCTAGAAACTGCCCGCGAGCAGGTCGGCACCGAGGAAGGTGTGAACGCACTCGATGCGGTAGACGCGCTGTTGCGGCAGGTTCGGTCCATGATCGCAGTCGAGGAGACCTGAAATGGATGCGGGCATGATCCTCAAGGCCGCCATCTACATCATCGAGGCATATCGGCAGCTAGCCGGCAACACCTCGAAGCTCCGCGAGTTGATGGAACGCGCCGATGCAGAAGATCGGCCGATCTCTGACGAGGAGATAGACCAGGTGATGGCCGATACCCGAGATGCCATTGACCGAGTCTGACCATGGCTGTCTAGGCAGCTAAGTCCAGGGCCCCTTCCGGGGCCCTTTGCCTAAAGGGCTGTGGCCCAGTCTTACACTTCAATCTGCCGCGCCCTCCGCGTCGCTGCCGACGTTCCACCCGAGCAATCTAGCCTCGGACGCTAAGAACTGCACAATCCGAGTCATGCGTTCGCCGTAGGCGTCGGTCTGCTCGGTCCAGTTGGCACGGTTTGCCGGAGACCAGTGCTCTAGCGCCTGAGCAAGCGTCATCGAATTACAGTGCTCGTCCGTGATCCAAAAGCCTCCGCGGTCGATGTAGGCTAAGACGCTGTTATTACTTAGCGTCGCCGTCACAACAGAGGCGTTATGCTGTACGCGGGCACGCGCGAGGCTGGCACCCGAGAGGTCGGCACTTGAGAGGTTAGCATTCGAGAGGTCGGCATCCGAGAGGTAAGCAACCGAGAGGTCGGCACCCGAGAGGTTGGCACCCGAGAGGTCGGCAGCCGAGAAGTCGGCATCCGAGAGGTCGGCACCAGAGAGGTCGGCACCAGAGAGGGGTGCAAATCCAGGATTTCGCTTAGCGCGTTTGGGTTCATTTCCATTAGGCCATTTCCTCTAGTTCCTGAAGGTCCCTGTCCAGCTTTGCGAGCATCCGCTGGCACGCTTCGGCATCTTTCGATACCTGCTCCGACTCACTGACTTCTGCCGCTGCGCGCAAGTTGACTCGTGCGCGGGCGATGTGTGCGCGGGCGTCCAGCATGTAGCCCACTGCTTTTGGACTGTTCATAGCGAGCACGCTCATGCTTCACCCTCCGTCCGAATGTCCTCGACGCTCACGATATCGCTGTAGTAGTGCGCGATCTGAAACGCCCTCGGCTCAGGCACGCGGTTTTCTTTCATCCACACGCGCACGGCCTGGCCGGTAATCCCCAGCCGCTTTGCGACCGCCTGCGACCCTCCAAGGTCCCCGATAATCTGCCTGACGCTTTTCATGCGATGACTCCTGTGAGTGATGACTCCTGTGAGTGATGGGGGGACTATGCCTGGGCAAAAAAAAATGCGCAATAGCTCTTGCGCAAGATGTTTTGCTTTGGCATAGTGGGCTCATCAACACAGCACACCAACACAGCACACCAACACAGAGGGACAAGCAAATGAGCTACGCAGACATTCTCCACGCATTCCTCGCGGACACGGCCCGCCCGGATTTTTCGCAAGCAGGCGCATACCAAGCGGCTTGCCAGATTTTCGGAGACAGCAACGAGCGCCAAGCGGCGGCATGGACGCTAACGATTCTGAGCGAGAGCGACGCCACCGCCTGACAGCACACCATCACAGAGCATTGAGGGAGAAAGGCATGACTCAGTTCACCAACAAGGGCGGCATCTTGGGCCGCTCCATCCACGACGCGCCGGAGCTTTTTGCGTCAGAGCGCGAATATCTGCGCGCCGAGCGAATCATGGAGCGGGTCACGAAGCGCGACCTAGAGCGCGCACTGGTTGCGCTGCTGGGTGCGGTGCGTGAGGCAGACGGTCAGGCAGCCTACTTGCAGACCAAGCTGTACCGTTTGCTTTCGCCGCCCCTGGAACGCGCTCTTAAGCAGATCGCTGAGTCGCTGATTGCTGACGGCATTGATGCAGTCGGCAGCATCTTGCCCGAAGGGGCGCTGGAGATTCTGGAGGCGCAGGCATGAGCGCAGAGGACGACAAGAAAATCCGCGAGGCGTTGACGGCCGTGTGCCAGCGCGTGCACGACGGCGGCGAGTTGCTGATCTGCGCAGAAGGCGGCGAGTGGATAGCCTTAACTAGATGCGAGGGCATAGATTGGCACTTGTGCGCGGCCGAGTCACCGGAGGGCGCTTTGCTCAAGCTCGCCAAGGCGGTGCAGGCATGAAACAGCTCGCGAACCCAGAGGCATTTGACAAGGGCGCCCGCGCTCTGCCTCGCAGGGCGAGGCGGCGATAGAAGCTCCGGTGCCCATGCCGAATCCGAAAGGGCACTCGCACGCTCAAGTGCGCGGCGGGCCATCTGATCCAGGCACGGGCCTACAGCACGGAGCCGAGGCGACGGCGAAAGCGACGCATCACAGCTTATCCATTGCATCTGCGAGCGCGGCTTCTTCGGTCTGTCCGTAGCCGCGTGCGACGATACGATTACCGCCGCCGCTCCACTCCAGGACAATCGATTTCCAGCCTTGCGCGCTTTCGATTGCGTGGACCCGCAGCGCCGAATGGCGGCAGGCGTTCAGTCGTTCGGCTCGTTCCCATGCGCCCATTATTCTTCTCCGTTCGTGCGTCGTGGCTTTTAAAGCGCGCCGTTCGTCAAGCTGACGGACGGCCTTGGACGTCTCGCGCCCTGTCTTCACACCGCCCACCGTTGCGCGGCCGTCCAGGCTTCGAGGTAGCGAGTGTGCTCGCTGATCTTTACTCCCCGGAAGTACAGCGCCCAGCCGCTCTCGGTCTGCTGAGCGTCGATGGGGGTTCCTGTAATGCGTCCGCTGAGTTTCATTGTCGGTGCTCCTGTCCGTGCGCGGCCTCAGAGGCCGCGGGCTGCGAGTTCGGCTGCGACTTCGTCGTAGCGTCGGAGAGCGTCTTCGAGGGCCCGGCGAGCTGCCGCAAGACGCTCGACGCCGCGGCCGTTCTCGATCACCAGATCATCGAGGAGAGCAATCTCTCGACGATGGCGAGCGATCGTTTCCTCATGGCGCTTGCAGATCAGTTCGAGGGTCGCCGTCTCGAAGGTGCGGAAGTAGCGGGTCGCTGCGGTCATGGGTCTGTCCTCGTTTCGCCTGTGACGCCCCGTGCGTCGATGGGTGTATCAAGCCCCATCGAGCGCAGATGGTCAAGCCTTTTATGGCGACCGTTTGTCATGCTGACGAGCGGCCATGTGTTCCAATCGGTCGCGCCCTGCAGGTATAGTCGCGATACCACAACGGAGGATCAGTGCAAATGACAGAAGGCGAGAAGATGGTTGAGAGCTGGCACTACGTCCGAAAGCAGCTGGGGCTGCGTAAGGGCCAGTGGAACCAGATCAGTCGCGACACCGGCCTGTCCTTCAACTGGGTTCGCAAGGCCGGCCGAGGAGAGTTGCGGTCTCCTGGCGTTCATAATCTCGCGATCATGGTCGACTACCTGAGAGAGAAGGAAGAGAGAAACCCTGCCAAGTCGGTCAAAGTATGGGGGAGTTCGTCCGACTGACTACAGGAAGGAAGGGAGGGCAAAAGCCCTCCCTCCGACCAGCCTAGAACGGCGCTTCTCCGATGTTGCGCGGGGCGCAATACTCGCGCTCGTGCCAGTAGTGCAACTCAAGTTGCCGGGCCTCTGGGCGAAGGTATATCCATTCCGGTATGGGCTCGCCGCGCACTGCGGCATCCCTTACGCGCATTTCGTTCTCGCGCAACTGCATCACCTTCCTGTGTAATTCCTTCGGGTTCATCGCCGCGCCTCCTCTGCCATGCGCTCATCAACTTCAATGCCGACGATCATCTCGACCAGCTTCGAGTCAGCTGCAATGGCCTTGTGCAGGCGCAAGATTCCCTCCTCCGTCAACTTCGGCAGGTGAATGTCTAGCAGATCGCACCAGGCCCGCCGGCCTTCCAACAGTGCATAAATGTAGCGGCGCGACTGCCGCTCGATTATCGCTTCCGTGTCCAGCATACCTCGCGTCCTCTCGCGGGTTGAGTAGAGTGCCAACAGTACCGACCGCGACCAGACAATGACAACGGTCACTTACGACCGCCCGACAAGCGGTCGACAATTGTCGGCTCGGGCGGGTAGAGTTCACCTCACCACTGCTGCGGGATCGGAAGCGATGAGACCCAAACCATATGAAATCATTCGCCGACTGGGCGGGCCATCCAAGGTCGCGCGCGACCTGGACGTGAAGCGCAACAATATTTACAAGTGGATCGAGCGCGGCTCGATACCCGAGCGCGTGTTGTGGCGCATCCTGCATGTATACGGCGAGGACGTGCTCACGGCCCAAAAGCTCGGCCTGCCTGAGCTTGAGCGGGCGAAATGATCTGGTTCGCGATAGGCGCGGTCGTCTATTGCGCCATCTTGTATTCGGTGCCGCCAGAGGAGGATTAGGGCCTTGGATAAGCACCTATCCAATGCCGCGAAGAAGGCGAGGCTAAAGGGCGCGGCGTCTCGCAAGAAGCGTGACGAACGCATACGCGCCGCCCACTATGAAGGGATCACGGCCTCGGAGCTGGCCGAGTTGACTGGTTACGCTGTCGGGACAATCTACAACCTCGGGCGCGAGCTTGGGCTTAATCTGGCTCGAACAGAGCCGAAGGCGCCGCCGCCCGAAGACACCGCGACAGCGATCGACCCTCAAGGCTGGGCGCGGAAACCTTGGCGATGATCAGGGCGGGGTATCATCGGGCCGCGCCATGCAGAGGAATAGACGCATGATCTGGTTCGTCGATCTCACGCTACACCCGCTAGTTCCGATCCGGCGCCGAGTCGTGCCGTCTTCTGCGCGGGCGGTTCAAGGTATGGCCTGGAGCGGGACTAAGGTGCTTTCCCGGTGCATTCCGGATAGCACGCCGTCTCGGTTCTGGGTTAACGCAACCTCGGCCCGAGAGGCCCTCCAGATCGCTCAAGAACTTGCGGGATGATCGCGGTCAGGCATTAAGAAATCTTATCCTCGGCGCTGACAACCCGCTCCCGCCCGACCGCCCGATCAAACCATCCGCAGTTCGGACAATACCAGCCGACGCGGATGCAAGTCGTCGGCTCTTCCTCCCCACTTCGGTGAAACTTCAGAATCTGGCGGGCCGTTTCGCCACAAGGGCAAGGCTTCTCCAACATGCTAGAGCGTGACATTCAGCGGAAAGTCCTAAACAGGCTCAGAGACGAGCCAGGGTGCTGGGCCGTCAAGGTTATCGCGGCAAACCGAAACGGGACACCAGACATTCTCGCTTGCGTCCGCGGTCGCTTTCTGGCCATAGAGGTGAAGGGCCCGAAGGGCAAAACCTCCGCCCTGCAGGACCACCAGATTAGAACGATCTCGCAGTGCGGAGGTGAGGCCGTCGTCGTCAGGTCCGTACAGGAGATCGAGTCGCTTCTGAGCGCCATTCCCGAAAAGCTCTAAGGTTAAAGTCTCTTTTCCCTGAGACCGACTCATACACCGCCTGGCTGATCCCTCCGTCCGTCACGATATGGTGAACGGTTCGGCCTCCCTCCTGATCCATCCGCACGCTCCGTTCACGCCTCTGCACGAACTTCGCGCCGCTGTAGTCAGTGTTGACGACAACGTGATACTCGAACCCGCTCAGGTCGACGCCTTCTGCGTGCGCGTTGGAGCTGAAGACGTGAGGATAGAGCGGCCCGAACTTCTCCCGAGTCGCCCGGTAGTGGCACATGATCGCCGTGCGATCCGGACTAAACCGCCCCAGGCAGTAGTCGAGCACCTCCCTGTTCGGCAGAATCTGGATGTGCCCGCACGGTTCTGCGATCGCGCCCGTCTCTATCTGGTGCAGCGCAGCGCGCACGGCCATGTCGGACTCTAGCGGCCATCCTGCGTCAACGCCCGGAAAGAAGCTCTCCCGAGCGATGTAGTTCAGGTTCTCAAGGGTCCAGGCATCCAGCTCGACAACGTGCACACGGTCCCGCGCGCCCTGCGTGATCCCGGCATCCGCCTGCGTCATCGTCACGGTGACATGGCCGATCTCTTCGAGCAGCCCGCTTTTAGCCTTGTCATATTGCTCGACCTGACGGGGCCCGACCCAGCGCTCACTCGGAATGCCCCACGCGCGCCAGAACTGATAGAAGTTCCTGAACTTCGAGAACGGACCGTGCTTACTTATCGCCGTCTGATGATAGATCGCGAGAGGTGTCTCGACCACCGGCGTCCCGCTCAGGCAAATCAACGGCTCGTGCCAAGCGATGGCCCTGATCGTCCGGAATCGCTGCGTCGGCCGCCCGCGGTTCCCGAGGTTGTGCGCTTCGTCGAGGATCACTAGATCGAAGTCGCCGGCCCGCAGTTTGCCGGCCTGCTCGTAGTTCGTCACGCAGACGTCGCCAACGTAGCCACTGTCCGCGATCTCGGAGTGCCACCCAGGGATGGCGTTCTTCTTCGTCAGGACGAGCAGGCAATGAACGCCCATCCGTTCTGCAACGTAAAGAGCCGTGCGAGTCTTACCTGAGCGAGGCTCGCCGGCCAGATAGGCGAAGCGGCGAAAGGAGACCAGGTCATAGACCCGGTCCCCCGCCGCCCGCTGGTGCGGCTTCACGTCGATCAAAAGGGAACGCGCTCCGCGTCGCCCACGAGATTATCCCCGCTGTCGACCGCACCGAAGTCGTCGTCGGAGTATCCCTCGCCGCCACCAAAAGCATCACCGTCACGAGCGAACTGGATACCGTTTAGCTGGCAGCTGATAAAGTCCCCGTAGTCGTTCGTGTAAGCACTAAGCGTCACGCTGGCGTTAACGTAGCAGCCCGCGTAAGGCCGGCCGTCCTGCTCCTGCAGCACCGATTTGTCGCGATCGAGGATAACCGGCCGCTTCTTTGTCGCGGCCTTCAGGGACCAGTGCCCGGCATACCCTTCATAGTCCTTCTTGTCGCCGTCGTGGAGAGGAAGCCCGGCCTGGGCCCACTTCTCCCCGAACTTGGCTGCCCCGACCGACTTAACAGCGTCCTGCACGGCCTTCGCCTGCTCGGTTCCCTTCTCGACCAGGAAGGTTGCCTCGAAGCGATCTTGCGACTTCCCCTTGTACTGCGCGAACTCCCAAATGCTGGGAAACGAAAGGCGAACGTTCGTGAGTATCAGTTTCATGCTTTCAGTCCTTCTCAGTTGTGATGGCAGCGAAGTCCTCCGCCGCCGGTTCAATGGCGGGCCGCTTGTCATCAAGCCCGACCAGTTTCGGTGCGAACTGCACCGTGCTCGTGTAGCGCGAGGTCATCTTCTTGCCAATCACCTTTTCGGCCTCAGTGATCGAAATCAGCTGCTCGCGTACCACCTCGCTCCCGTAGATGCTGCGCAATTGCTCTAGCGCGTCGTCGTTCCAGCGTCGACGTGCTGCGCCCTCGACCAGCTTCGTCCCTGCGATAGGGGTGCCGGCCTGAACCCGCTGCACGGCGTACTCACACAAACGCTTCATCCACCGCTCGACCTCGGCCCGACGAAGCACGACGGTCGCCAGGGCCTCGTCAGTCATCGCGTCCGGGTCTGGCAGATCATCAAAGTCACCACCAATGGTCGCGACCATTTGACGATGCAGGGCCGAACAGGTCGGCGCTGCGCGGCACCATCGACAGTTCGACTCGCTGGGCCGGAAGACGGGGCTCGGCCCTAGCGCCTCCGCAGCAGCGCGGGCCAGCTCATCGCCAAAAGCGTAGAGTTCTGTCGGCTCAATGGCGCACTCGCTGGACTCCGCGAGCGATGGCTGGCAGATGTGCAGAAGGACCCATTCGGGGCGGAATTTGCGCCGAGCGACCAGTGTTCCACGCCCGGCCTCGCACATCGCGCCGAGGGCATACGCCATAAGCTGCGGGTTTGCCTCTGCCCGCACGGGGTGTCGGCCCGTCTTCAGGTCAACAACGTGAAGCTCATAGGCGCCCGACTGCCGGCCCAGTCCGAAAACGATCGCATCCGCCGTGCCGAACATGCCCGGAACCCATCTCTCCAGGCTGACGCGCTGCTCGACGAGCAGCGTCGGGTCTCGAAGCGACGCGCAAACTTCGGAGATGTAGTCGAGGTATGGCTGTAGCATGGGCGCGTCGTCTTCGTCGGGCTCGAAGCCCGTACGCAAGCACGACTCGGCCGCCCGGTGGTAGGCGTCGCCCTGCATGGCCGCGGGGTTTGCCGGCCCCTCCTCAATGCCCCGACTGGCCTGGACGGACGCAGTGCAGGCGTCCTCGCCCATGATGCGGTGAAGCATAGATGGGCTGATTTCCGAATGTTCCATCTGCCCTCTCCAGTGACAAATGACTGAACGGAGGCCCACCATACACGACCTGAAGCGGGCAAACACACCGGCCGACAAACGGTAGAGCGGCCGCCTGTCGGCTCGATCTGTAACCAATTGACCTTTCGAAACGGGCGCGCGTAGGGTTCCCGTCCCGCCCCGCAAATCCCTAACGGGACGTGCGGGACACTTGTACCCCAACGGAGAGAAGACGAGGAGGACCCGCATGGCACCCGTCATCACAGCATTTCGCGTCGAGCTGAAAAGGGACGAAGAGCGCAACCGCTGGCACAAGAAGCCCTCGGTGGTCGATTGGCCCAACGCGACCACGACCTTCGCAGAGATCGCGCGACGAGAGCCGGCCCATATAGGCGCCAACGTTCCTCCCGGCCTGGTAGTGATCGACCTTGATCTCTACAAGGCGGAAGGGGCCGACCTGCGCGAGGTCATCGAGGAGCGATTCGGACTCAAGCTCGACGGCCGCTCACTCCTTCAGACGACGATCAGCGGAGGCGAGCACCATGTCTTCGCAGTGGACCCGAAGGTGAAGTGGCGCCAGCTGGTAGACGGGGGCGGCATCAAGGGGCTCGACACGCGATGCGCTGGGCGCGGCTGGATATGCACCGGTCGCGAATATATCGTCGTGGGCGGCGACTTCGAGGCGCGGATGCTGGGCCCGCTTACCGACCCGGACTGGCCGAAGCTCCCGCAGCCATTTCTCGACTTGATGAATCCGCGCAATCCGGAACCCGAAAAAGAAAGGGCCCCGGTCGCGGGAGAGGAGCGCGACCGGGGCCCAGAGGTCATCGAGGGCGCCGGGAGGGGGACGGCGGGGAGCCTCGATGAGCTGCGTTCTGCGTTGATGAGCATCGCGGACGACAGCTACGAAACATGGTATCGGGTTGCGGCCGCGCTGCATAGTCTTCCGGAGGGATTTTCGCTCTTCGACGAATGGTCGCAAAAGAGCAGCCCCGAGAAATACACGCCAGCCGCCACGCGCCGGAAGTGGCAGCAGACCGCCAGCATCACGAACATCACGCTACTTACTGTGTGGTGGCTGGCCCGCGAAAGCGGGTGGAAGCCGGAGCGTGGCTGGGAGTCTCTGGGCTATTCCGAGGGAGACTTCTCGGCTATCGGTCAGGAAGTCGCGCGGGAGGCTCTGAAGACGTTTGACATTAGGCAGCGCCGGCGGGATCAGGGGATGGTCCGGATGCCTTCGTTTTGCCTAGAAGGCTTTATCCAGCGAGGCGCGGTCTCGTTCGCAGGGCAGCCCGGCGTCGGGAAGACTACGACGCTTGTGCCGCTTGCGGCGGCCTGCACTGGCGGGGTGGCAGAGGGGGGCGCCCCGGCGCAGCCACTTCTGCCGATGACGGTCCACTATTTCGCAGAGGATACGCTACAAGCCGAGCGGTGCATCCTGGCAATGCTGGACGCCGGCCTGATCCCCGACGAGGACGCCTTCTTCGACCGGTTCAACTTGTACGAGTCGAGCCGGAGGAGCCCGAAGGAATGGGTTCTATTGGGCGAGAACGATTGGGGCGAAAGACCGCTGATCGTCCTCGATACGGTTTCCGCGAACATCGACCTAGATAACGAAAACGACGCTTCAGAAGTCGGGCGAGCCCTCTTCGCGATCCGCCAGAACGTCGATGCGAGCGTTTGGTTTGTAGGGCACATCGCCAAGTCGCAGAACAACACGGGCGCCGTGTCTATGCGAGGGTCTGGCGCCTTCGCCGGGGACGTTCAGCAGGTCGTGACGCTGACCATAGATGAAGACGGAGACCGGCTCCTACAGATTGCGAAGCACCGTTTCGAGTTCGAAGATTACGGCGCGTCGGCGGATTACGTCATCGCAACGAAGACCGTTGACGGGGTCGGCGTCGACGACCTTGAAGACACCCACGACCCGATCACGATGCGCTACAACGTGCTGATTCCAGACGACCCCGCGGCCCGGATGGCCCGGAAAGATTTAGCGAAGGAGGGCCGGAAAGAAGAGGACAGGAAGGCTCGGGAGCAGGCAATGCGGGCCGAGATTTACAGCTACCTAAAGGCCAACGGGCCGACGAAATATGGGACGCTTGAGGGGGCCGTCGGGGGCTCCAATAACACGAAGAAAAACGCCATCGAGGCGATGGTCGCAGAGGGTGTCCTGGTCGAGGAGGCCGGTCCACGAGGCTCTCGACTCTTCAAAGCGGGCGAAATCCAGCCGATTTATACCATGGACAAAGTCTGAACAATTGACGGCCTTTTGATCAGATGGTGGGTGGACAAAACCTGAACAATGAGACCGGCGAACGGCGGGAAAACCGCCTTCCGGTGCGCCTTTTTACTGTACAAATAAACACACTTTGTGTCCCAGTTCTTTCCCTCCCCCCCTATAGGGGAAAACCCGCGGGACGGGACAGACCTGGCCGGCTGCGTTTCACTACGCGGCCCGGTCATTCCAGAGTCTGCGCGAGCCCAAGGGAGGAAAGGGTTTGTACAGGGTCGACGGGACGGTTGACGGATGTAGGAGGACAAGATGCCATCGCCTGGACACCTACACGATCCTGCGATGATCAAGGTCGCGACGAAGCTGAAGGGGAAGGGGCCCTATCACCTCGCCTTTGTGCGGGACGAATACGAACACTTCGGGGGGCGGCACTTCGCCGTGTGCCTGCAACAGTGGGCCGCCCAGTGGCCAGAGCGCGTGCTGATCAGGTTCCCCCGATACAACCTCTCGGAGGCTGCGACGGTCGAGTTCACTTGCGAATGAGAGCTTGATACGTTAGCAGGTTCTGGCTATAAGCCTTCGGCGTGTTAAGCACTGGGGGGGTTCAGTTGGCCGCCAACGAACTGAGCGACGAGCAGTACCTAGAAGCCTTGCGGATCGTTCATGAGGCCGGGGGCGCCGTCTCGACTGCGGCTAGAATCCATGGAATCTCCCGCTCAACACTCGCCAATCGGGTGAAGGGTGCGGAAAGGCGGGGGCTGGTTTACACACCAGACCCGGCCACCGAGCCGGTGGGCTTCGAAGTTCCCGCCCGGCCCGACGACGATCTAAGCCCACGCGAGATCGCCGAGTTCCAGGCGGCCCGCTTTCGCAAGCGGCGCGAAAGGGTGAAGGCGTCCAAGTGGATGCAGATCAAGGTCCACGAACCGGGCCCGGTGGGCCTGCTTTGGCTCGGTGATCCGCACGTCGACGACAACGGGTGCGACTGGCCGACTCTCCTGCGCCATATCGACATCATTCAGGGCAGCAGGGCGATCAAGGGCTGCTCCCTGGGCGACATGCAGAACGCATGGGTCGGGAGCCTGCAGCGCCTATGGGCGCACCAGGACACCAGCGCCGATACCGCGCACAAGCTCGTCAAGTGGATCATTTCGGAAATGGACCCGCTGATCCTGATACGCGGTAATCACGACGCCTGGCTCGGCTCAGGCGACCCGCTGCTCTATGTCACCGAGCCCGCTGTCGTCGAGAACTGGCGCGCAGACATCGAGCTAGGCTTCAGCAACGGCCGCACATGCCGCGTTGTGGCCGCCCACGACCTCCCTGGCTTTTCGATGTGGAACGAGCTACACGGGCAGCTACGGGCCGCTAAGATGGGTGTCCGCGCTGACGTTTACCTTTCAGGCCATCGGCACACATGGGGCCTCGCCCAAATGGAACTCGCCGACCGAGATGACCGACAGGTGTGCTGGATCGGCCGGGCCCGCGGATACAAGTTTCACGATTCGCACGCCCAGCGGCTGGGGTATCCTGAGCAGGAGCACGGCCAGGCGATCCTGCAAGTGATCGACCCAGAGGCCAGCCCGACCGGCTTCGTGCAGTGCTTCGCAGACGTCGAGGAAGGGGCCGAGTTTCTGGCCTGGAAGCGCAAGAAGCGCGGATATAAAGACTGAGGCACCGCCCCATGATCGAGAAGGTCGAGCTAGTCGAGGTTGAGTCGGACGAGTCGCCCTTCTACCGGGTGAACCTCTTCGTCGGCACCGATGATTACCGGATGGTTCTCGCGCTCAAGCGGCTGCACGTCCAGTTGATGGAACAGGCGAACGACCGGTTCGGAGACCCCGACAAACCCGACGAGGAGGAGGCCATCCATTGACCGGAGGGCAAGGGCGGGCGAAGATGGGCTAAAGCCCGCTATCAGGTCTAAGCCATGAGCGACGAGAAGCGGCCGCCCTGGCGGCCTACGAAGTACCGCCCCGAGTTCTGCGAGATGGTCGTCGAGGCCGGACGTCAGGGTAAGTCCCTGACTGCTTTCGCGGGATCAATCGAGGTTGCCCGTCAAACTGTTAGCCGATGGATGGATCAGCACGAGGACTTTCGTGCAGCCGCTTTGACGGCCAAAGCCCTGGCGGGCGCGTGGTGGGAGGAGCGGTTACAGGAAGTGGGCCGGAACGGCGGGGGTAACGGTCAGTCCACCGTGGCCGTTTTCGGCGTCAAGAACTTTTGCCGCGACGACTACCGCGACGAACAGAAGGTTGATCACACGTCAAGCGACGGCAGCATGACGCCCCGAAAGGTCGTGATTGTTGCCGGAGAGGAGGGGGAGGAAAAATGACAGGCATTGAGCTGGTTCATCCGTTCGAAGATCGTCGCCGCCGAGAAGAACGGCGAGAGTCCGTGCGACTGAAGGCCGAGGCCGAGCGGGCCCGGCAGAATGCCGAAGATATGCGGCGAATTACGCGCGAGGTCGTCGCCTTCCTGTTCGGGATTGTGTTCTGCGCCCTCTTCTCTGGCCTTTTCTCGTAAACCGATGAAAACGCTGAACGACCTCTGTCGGTGGGGAAGGCATATGCCTTTTCCGCCAGAGGACATCCCAGACGCACGAAATCAGTTCGAGTTAGAGGGCCTGGAGGCAAAAGATGGAACCGAACGACGACCCGCCGAAGTTCCCTGTTCGCGTCGGCCTGCTCGCCGCGCTCGCTATTCTGGTGGCTGTGATGCTGAGCCAGACGGTGAGTGCCCAGCAGTCCACATCGACTTTCGACGAGCTTGGTAACAAGGTCGACTGTCACTACTGCGCCGTTTACCAGCCAGTCGGGGACGCCGCTGTTCTGACCATCGAGCAGGCGCGGAATGAGGCGGCCTTCTACGCCCGCTGCAGGCGCAACCTGTACCCGAAATGGCTCTTTCACCGAATCCGAGAACTGGAGGCCAAGCAATGAGGCTGGCAGCAGGACGGTCGCGGAGCTTTGGCCAGCTGCGCAAGGCATGGGAAGTCGCGCTGTTTCTGGCGTTCTTCTGGTTCTTGTTCCTCGCCATCGTCAGCACGGCGCAGGCATTCGAGGCGCCGCAGTTCCTCGTGATCCCCGCGCCCCAGGACATCGGCCGCATCGGCGTGATCCGCATTTCATGCTTCGATGAGCAGGGCGACGAGGGCATCCGGTATATGCAGATCGACCCGCCTTACACCCAGCTCCCCGACGGACGCATGGCGCACATCCCCGCGCCCGGAAGCTGGGAAGCCTGGGTCGACGGAACGTGGAGCTGCAGCGCCAGCGTCGGAAAGGACGAGCAGGACACGCCGGTCCCGAGCGCCCCGGTAGAAGTCATCATCGACATTCCGCTGAGCCCGCCGACCCTTGAGGTAGGCGACTCTGGGCAAGGCTCTGCGCAGTTTCTTGCTGCGTGCTCCCGCACCATTGCGCCGCATTCAAGCCTGTTTGAGCATGACCAGATGCTGTGCTGGGATCGCGGCGAAGGGATGCAAGGGAACCCTGCGCCGGGGCCGTATTCAGACCGACTGGCACTGGTGAGGATTGTCATATGAGAGAGGTGGTTTGCCGCGTCGTGTTCGATTCTGGCGATGAGGCCACGGACGCCAGCAGGGCAAACGACCTGAAGGCTCAGATCGACGCGCGCATTGTGAATGGCACTGCGCGCGGGTTTGGGGGCACGCCGAGCACCAGTTATGTCGTCATCGAGGACGAAAACGACGCGGTTTTCGCCACCTCTTATGTCGACGTTTTCGGGATTCTTCGACAGCTAGGCGAGGGCGAGCCTGTCCCCACCGATAACCCGCCACTGTTTGTCCAGCCGACGGGCGCACAAGATGCGTATCCGCCGACCCGCCTCGACGGCGAGCCGACCCGTGTAACCTTTGAGGGCGCGGTATGGGAAAACACCAGCGGGATCGTTAACTCATTCGCTCCGGGGGTGTTCGGGTGGACGCAAGTCTGATCCGAGCGGTTCCCGAGCTGGGGCCTAGAGGCTTCGAGCAAGTTTGCAAGGCTGCTCCGGGCGCGCCTGCTGAGTTGCGGCTGGATGTGCGCAATGCCCGGAATATTCCCGCGCGCACGGACTGCCTGACGACTGTAGTCGGCGAGGTAGTCAGCGCTCTTCTCGACGTTCGCCCTCGGCATGTCGGCATCCGTGTCGGGTTCAACCCCGCTTCGTCTGGTATCGAGTTTTCCGGGCTGTCGTTTGGTTTTCGCTGCCGCGATGCGCAGGGCGTGATCGTGGCGGAGGAGAGCTGGCCGAAAGGAGATGTTGTCTATGTCCGCAGCGCCTTTGATCAGGACTGGATTCACGGCAGCGCGGTTAGGGGCCTGGTAACTGACGGCCGATACAGCATTGAGGTCTGGTCTGTTAATGCGGGCGAGACCTTCAGCACGTCCGTTGAGTTCACGGCGCCTCGCCCTCCTCGGCCGTTTCAGTCGTGGACGTGGGGGCCGGGCTGGACGCCGCCTGTCCCGTATCCCGAAGACGGGAACGATTACAGGTGGGATGAACCGACGCTTAGCTGGGTGCTGGTCCCGTGACGGCAGCTAGCGGCGGAACAGAAACAACGTCCGGCGGGAACACGATCCACACGTTTACGTCTCCGGGCACGCTTACGTTCTCTGAGGGCGGGAGTGATGTTGAAGCCCTAATAGTGGCCGGTGGCGGCGGCGGCGGCATTTCTTCTTTTGAACCCGGTGGTGGCGGCGGTGCGGGGGGCGTCATCGAGCGTGATTCAGGCTCCCCGATCACGGTTACTGCATCGGCCTACACCATTACCGTTGGCGCGGGAGGCGCTGGCGGCGCCCCCGCTGTCGCCGGCATCGATTCTGTGTTTTCTGGCGCCGGCGTATCTCTTACAGCAATTGGTGGCGGGCAAGGAGGGGCCGATAGGGGCAGTGATCCTCCGGGCGTCGGCGGTAGTGGCGGCGGCGACGAGGCGCGGAATACGTCGGGCGGGGCGGCAGGTACGGC